CACGTAGAGAAGGTGCGAGAGCGCCGCGGCTGAACAGCCACGCTGCGGCTCGATCGAGACAGTGGCTCTCGAGCCGCAGGGTCCTTCCTGGCCCCGCTGTATGCGGGGGGCGGAAGCGCGCAACATTCCTAGCGCCAGGCCATTTTTCCAGGTTGCCACGGCGCCGCGTTGCCAGCCTTGCCGGTCGGCATTCTTCACCACCACCATCGATTCCAGCAGGTGCGCATGCCCCAGGCCCCATGGTCTGCGAGCGCCGTCGAGGCGCGCGCGGTCGCCGCACTGCTGCCCTATGCCGGGAACGCGCGCACGCATTCCGCCGAGCAGGTGGCGCAGATCGCGGCCTCCATTCTCGAGTTTGGCTTCGTGGCGCCGGTGCTGGTCGACGAGCGAGGCGAGGTCATCGCCGGCCATGGCCGCCTGCAAGCCGCCAAATCCCTGGGCCTGGAGACGGTCCCCACCATCACCCGCGCCGGCCTGACCGAGGCGCAGAAGGCTGCCTACCGCCTGGCGGACAATCGCATCGCCCTGAACGCGGGGTGGGACGAAGCGCTGCTGGCGGCGGAGGTCGCCAAGCTGCAGGAGATGGGCGGTCTCGATCTGGCGCTGACTGGCTTCAATGCCTGCGAGCTTGATCGCCTGCTGGCCAGCATGGAGCCGGTGGCAACGGACCCTGGCAACGCGGCACTTGCCAGCCCGGCCGTTGCCAGCGCCGACGCCCCTGGCAACGAGGCGCCGGCGGACGATCCCGCGGACGCCGAACCGGAGCCGCCGCGCCAGGCCGTCACCCGCCCCGGCGATCTCTGGCTGCTGGGCGAGCATCGCCTACTCTGCGGTGACAGCACCGACGCCGCCACCGTGGCGCGGGTTATGGGTGAGGACCGCGCGGCCCTGCTTTTCACCTCCCCGCCCTATGGAAACCAGCGCGACTACACCACCGGCGGCGGCACCGATTGGGATGCCCTGATGCAGGGCGTGTTCCAGCACCTCGACGCGGCCATACGGCCGGACGGCCAGGTGCTGGTGAACCTCGGCCTTATCCATCGCGACAGCGAATGGATCCCCTATTGGGCCGGATGGCTCGACTGGATGCGCGCCCGCGGCTGGCGCCGGTTCGGCCTCTACACCTGGGACCAGGGCCCCGGCTTGCCTGGCGATTGGAACGGACGCCTCGCGCCGGCCTTCGAGTTCGTTTTCCACTTCAACCGCCAGTCGCGCCAGGCGAACAAGATCGTCCCTTGCAAATGGGCTGGCACGCCGAACAAGGGCAGCGGCCTGCGCGCCGCCGATGGGACCATCTCGGAATACCAGCATGCCGGTTTGCCGGTGCAGGACTTCCGGATCCCCGACAACGTGCTGCGCCTGACCCGGCACAAGGGCCGCGGCATCGAGACGGAGCATCCCGCGGTGTTCCCGGTGGTGCTGCCCGAGTTCCTGATGCGGACCTACACCGATGATGGCGAGGTGGTGTTCGAGCCCTTCGGCGGCAGCGGCACCACGATCCTGGCGGGCCAGCGCACCGCACGCCGCGTGCGGGCCATCGAACTGGCCCCCGCCTATGTCGATCTGGCGATCGCCCGCTGGCGGATGCTGCACCCCGACCTGCCGGTGAAGCTGGCGGATGATGGGCGCGATTACGACGCTGTCGCCGCGACGCGCATGGAGGTCACTGCCGATGCGGCCTGACCTTCAGATGGAGATGATGCCGGTGGCATCGCTCGCGCCCTATGCTGCCAATGCGCGGATGCATCCCACCGAGCAGGTGGCGCAGCTGGCTGCGTCCATCGCCGAGTTCGGCTTCAACGTGCCGGTGCTGGTGGACGATGCGGGCGTGCTGATCGCGGGCCATGGTCGCGTCCTGGCGGCCAAGGCCCTCGGGCTCGACGCGGTGCCTGCCATCCGGCTCGGCCATCTGACTGAGGCTCAGGCACGGGCCTTTCGGCTGGCGGATAACCAGCTGGCGCTGAATTCGACCTGGGACGAGAGCCTGCTCGCCGCCGAGCTGCGGGAGTTGCGTGCAGACGAATTCGACCTTGCCGTCATCGGCTTCGACCAGGCGATGCTGGATCGCCTGCTGGCCGACGCCGTGGGCGCGGATACGGGTCCCGCCGCGGGCGATCCCGACGCACCGGCGCCTGAGCCACCGGTCGCGCCGGTCACGCGGCCAGGCGATCTGTGGCAGCTCGGGCCGCATCGGCTGCTGTGCGGCGATGCCACGTCCGCCGCCGATGTCGCGCGCCTGCTGGACGGTGCAACCCCGCATCTGATGATCACCGACCCGCCCTATGGCGTGAACTATGATCCGGAATGGCGGAACGAGGCCGGCGTCTCAGCCACCATGCGCACCGGCAAGGTGGCCAATGACGATCGCGCCGACTGGCGCCAGGCCTGGGTGCTGTTCCCCGGCGACGTGGCCTATGTCTGGCACGCCGGCGTGCACAGCCGCACGGTGATCGAGAGCCTCGAGGCCGTGGGCTTCGTAATCCGCAGCCAGATCGTCTGGGCGAAATCGCGCTTCGTGCTGGGGCGCGGCGATTATCATTGGCAGCACGAACCCTGCCTCTATGCCGTACGCAAGGGCGCGACGGGCCACTGGCAGGGTGCACGAGATCAGGCGACGCTCTGGGCCATCAGCAACGGTGGCGACGAGGACGCAGCCACGGTGCATGGCACGCAGAAGCCGGTGGAATGCATGCGCCGCCCGATCATCAACAACAGCGCGGCGGGCGAGGCGATCTACGATCCCTTCCTCGGTAGTGGCACCACGCTGATCGCCGCCGAGACGACGGGGCGGATCTGCCACGCGGTGGATATCGATCCGCGTTATGTCGATGTGGCGATCCAGCGTTGGCAGAACCTAACCGGCAAGGCCGCCGTGCTGGCTGGCGAGGAGCGGGTCTTCAACGACGTCGCCGCCGCCCGCGGGGTGCAGGCGGCGGCGTGATCCTGGGGCCGATCGGGTCAGCCGGCGAGGTGGTAGACCGTGTACGAGCCCCGTGCGCCTTCCTTGTTGGGGCCGACCTGGCGGACCCGTTCCATCACCTCGACCGCGTGGCCCTTCTTCTTCAGGCCGGCGAAGAAGCCCCTCACAGTGTGCTGCGCCCAGCCCGTCGCCTCGGCGATCTGCGCGACGGTGGCGCCCTCGGGCCGGCGGAGCATGGCCAGCACTTGCTCCTGCTTCGTGCCCTCGCGCGGCTTGCGCGGCGCGCCCGGCTCGCGGGCGACGCGGGCGGGCTTCCCGGCGAGCAGGATGCGCAGGGCCGCGATCGGCGCGTCCAGGGCGCCGATCAGGTCGCCATCGTGCGTCCCGAAGCGAGCGGCCTGATCGTCCCATGCGGCGAGGATCGCCTCCGCGGTGTCGCGCAGGCTGGCGCGCGGCGTGGCGGCGGGTGCCGCGAGGGCCTGGTCGAGCATGGCGATTTCCTCCGTCAGGTGCGCGGCCTGGGCGGGCTCGGCGGCCGGCGCAGGGCTTTCCCCCAGTGTGGTGCCGGGCGCCACCGTGGGCGCCGTGTCGGGCACGCTGCCCTCGATGCCCGAGCAGTCGGGCCCGCCGGCCACCGCGTCGCCCTCGTTCGGGTCGATGCCCATGGCGCGCAGCCCCTCGTCGGTGATGCGCGCCACGATCCAGGTGCCGTCATCATCCTGCCGCCAGCCGAGCCCGATATGCTCGCGCGGCGCGTTGATCTCGGTGAGCAGGTTGTTCTTGATCAGGCTGCGGAACACCGCGTTGCGGGCCGCGGCCGGCAGGGTCTTCGGCGCGCGCGCCAGCCCCATTTCGTGCTGCGCGGCGGCGCTGAGGATCACGCGCTGGCTGTCGGAAAGCTTGGTCATCGTGGTGGTCTCCGGTTGCGGGTGCCGGTCATCGGCCCCTACTGCCGGGAGCCCCGCCGGCGCTGCCGGTCGGGGCGGTGCGGGAGTGGTCCGCTTCAGGCTTCGTATTCGCCCCGGCGGAAATGCTGGTCCGCGATGTCCTTCAGCTTCGCCGTCGCATCCGAAAGCCAGGCCGCTTCACCCCAAAGCACCGTCTCGGGGTCAGCGCCGAAATGGTCCGCACTGGCCTGGGTGAGTTCCGCGAGGAGGGCGTCGAATTCGGCTTTCTTCGCGAGGAAGGCGGCCAGGCTGTTTTCCTGGTTGCGGGCGGCGCGGGCTTGGCGGTCGGTCATGCTGGTCTCCGTCGTGGTGCAGGGCGTGATGCTCTGCGTGTGACGGACCATTCGCGCTGTGCCGCGCACGAGCCAAGCGCAGCTCGCGCTCATCGAATTGCTAAGATCGGAGGGGTTCGATCACATCATGATCGCAGCCGCTTCCGATGCGCTGGTGCCCTCGCAGCGCGAGGTGGCGCGCCGGCTCGGCATCTCGCACACCGCGCTGCAGAAGGCCGCCCAGTCGGGCCGCATCGCGCAGGAGCCGGGCGGTGGCTGGGACGTCGAGAAGGTCCGCGCGCGGCTGGCCGCGAGCAGCGATCCGGCGCGCAAGACGGCGGCCATGGTGGCGCCGGTATCCGCGCCGCCATCGCCGGTCCCGGCGCGACCCGCAGTCGCTGCATCGCCCATTCCGGAGCCACTGCCCACGCCCTCCGCCGGCGGCAGCAGCTTCCACAATGCGCGCACCGCTAACGAGATGCTCAAGGCGCAGGAGCGCAAGCTCCGGCTCGATGAGCGTCGCGGCCAGCTGGTCGAGAAGGCTCGGGCGCTGATGCTGGTGCACCGGCTCGCCAAGGAGGAGCGCGATGCCATCCTCGCCTGGCCGGCCCGTATCGCGGCCGAGCTGGCGGCCGAGCTCGGCGTCGACGCGCACCGGCTGCAGACGCTGATGGATGCGCGGCTGCGGCAGCACTTAGCCGAGCGCAATGACGTTCGGGTGGCGGTCGCATGATGACCGGCGAGCAAATTCTCGCCGAGCTTGGTGGCTTCGACGGCGCAGCCGAGATCCTGCAAGCATGGCGCGACGGCATGGCGCCCGAGCCGGCGCTGCTGGTCTCGGACTGGGCCGACAAGCACCGCATGCTCGGCTCCCGCGGTAGCGCCGAGCCAGGTCCGTGGCGAACGTCGCGCACGCCCTATCTGCGCGACGTGATGGACGCGCTGTCGCCGGCACATCCGGCGCGGCGCGTGGTGTTCATGAAGGGCGCGCAGGTCGGCGGTACCGAGTGCGGCAATAATTGGATCGGCTACGTCATCCATCACGCGCCGGGCCCAATGCTGGCAGTGCAGCCCACCACGGAACTGGCCAAGCGCTTCTCCGACCAGCGCATCGACCCGCTGGTCGAGGAGACGCCTGCCATCCGGCAGCGCGTTGCCCCGGCGCGGTCGCGCGACAGCGGCAATCGCCAGCTCAGCAAGGAGTTCCCCGGCGGCCAGCTGGTGATGACCGGCGCCAACAGCGCCGTCGGCCTGCGCTCCATGTCGGCGCGCTTCCTGTTCCTGGACGAGGTGGACGCCTATCCCGGCGACGTCGAGGGCGAGGGCGATCCCGTCGCCCTGGCCGAGGCCCGGGCACGGACCTTTGGCTGGCGCCGCAAGACGCTGCTGGTGTCGACGCCCACCATCTCCGGCCTGTCGCGCATCGAGCGGGAGTATCTGGCCAGCGACCAACGGCGCTTCTTCGTGCCGTGTCCGCACTGCGCGGCGATGCAGTGGCTGCGCTTCGAGCGGCTGGTCTGGGAGAAGGGCGAACCGGACACCGCCCGCTACCTCTGCGAGGCCTGCGACGGGGCGATCGGAGAGCAGCACAAAACGGCGATGCTGGCCGGCGGCGAGTGGCGTCCCACCGCCATCCCTCAGGATCCCCACGCCATCGGCTTCCATATCTCGGCGCTCTACTCGCCGGTGGGTTGGTTCTCCTGGTCGCAGGCGGTGCGGGATTGGGAGGCGGCTCAGGGCGACGACCGCGCCATCAAAACTTTTCGTAACACCGTCCTGGGCGAGACCTGGCAGGAAAGCGGCGAGGCGCCGGATTGGCAGCGGCTGTATGATCGGCGGGAGGAATGGGCCCCTGGCACGGTCGCAGCGGAGGGACTGCTGCTGACCGCGGGCGTCGACGTCCAGCGCGATCGGCTCGAGGCCAGCATCTGGGCCTGGGCGCAGGATCGCCAGTCCTGGCTGATCGAGCACCGCATCCTGGTGGGCAATCCCTTCGAGGCGGCGGTGTGGGACGAGCTGCGCGGGCTGCTGGGCGAAACCTGGCGGCACGCCTCCGGCCACCGGCTCGGCCTCGCCATGACGGCGATCGACAGCGGCGACGGCATGACCACTGCCGAGGTCTATGCCTTCGTGCGTCGGGCCGGCGCCGGTCGAGCCATTGCCGTGAAGGGCCAGGACGGGCTGCGGGCGGCGATCGGCCAGCCATCGGCTACGGAGGTGCGGCGGAACGGCCGCAAGCTGGGCGGGTTGAAGGTCTGGCCGGTCGGCTCGTCCTTTCTGAAGGGCGAGACCTATGGCTGGCTGAAACTGGAGCGGCCGACTGTGGAGAGCGGCGATCTGTTCCCGCCAGGCTTTGTCCACCTGCCGCTGCACGCCGCGGGCGAAGAGTTCTGCCGCCAGCTGACCGCCGAACAATTCGTCGCCCGCGCCGGCCGCAACGGCTTTCGCCGGCTCGAATGGGTCAAGACGCGCGAGCGCAACGAGGCGCTGGACTGCCGGGTCTATGCTCGCGCTGCTGCAGCCGCGCTCGGCATGGATGGCTGGGGCGACGGGCGTTGGGCGCGGATGGCGGATGCGCTGTCGCTGCCGGCAGGCGAGATGCCCGCCGGCGGGAATGTCGCTCCTCCATCGCTGCCGCAGGTCGCGACTGACACCCAACGCCCACGCGGCTGGCTCGCGCCCCGCAACGGCTGGCTTCGCTGAAGGGAGGACGACCATGGATCCGACCGTCCTCGCTTGGGCGCTGGCGCAGCCTGCCGGCTCCCGCGCCGCCGTGCTGGCCGCGGCCTACACCGGCGGCACCACGCGCGTGACTTTCGACGGCCGCACCGTGGAATACCGGTCGCTGGATGAGCTCGGCCGCGCGCTGTCCGTCCTCCACGCCGCCGAGAACGCCGCGGCGCGCCGCCCCAGCGTCACCTTCGCCAGCTTCTCTCGCGAGGGAACCAAGTGATGGGGCGTCTGCGAGATGCCTGGCACGCCCTCCGTGGCTATGCCGCCGCGCAGGACAGCCGCGCCTCGAGCTGGGCCGCCTCTGGCGGCAGCGCGACAGCGGAAGTCGGCGCTGCCGCCCCCACGGTGGCACGCCGGGCCCGCGACGCCGTCCGCAACGACCCCTATGCCGCCCGCATCGTCGATCTCTGGACAGGCAATGCCGTCGGTGCGGGGATCACCACCCGCTGGCCGGACAAGCCCCATGCCGAGGCCTGGCGCCGCTGGTCCGATAGCACCGCCTGCGACGCCGAGGGGCGGCTCGACCTCTACGGCCTGCAGGCGCTGGTAATGCGGGCGGTGGTGGAGAGCGGCGAATGCTTCGTCCGGCTGCTGCCGGCCGACATCACGTCCGCCAATCCGATCGGCCTGCGCCTGCAGGTGCTGGAGAGCGACCACCTCGACGCGGCACGTCAGGGCGTCATCGAGGGCGTCCCCACCCTCCAGGGCATCGGCCTGGGCGAGGCGGGTGAGCCGGTCGGGTACTGGCTGCACCGCGTGCATCCCGGCGCGTCCTGGGTCCTGCCGGGTGGTGCCACCTGGCTCAGCAGCCAGCGCGTTCCCGCCCGCGACGTGCTGCACATCTACCGCAAGCGCCGCCCTGGCCAGCTGCGTGACGTCTCCTGGCTGGCGCCGGTGCTGACCCGACTGCGCGATCTCGGCGACTATGAGGCCGCGCTGCTGATGAAGGCCAAGATCGAGGCCTGCCTCGCCGCCGTCGTCTCCGAAGAAGGCGACGAGGCCATGACCGGCCCGGCCTCCGGCCTGCTGCGTGACGCGCAGGGCCGCACCGTCGAGAGCTTCGAGCCGGGCATGATCCTCTACCGCCGGGGCATGGGATCCGTGGAGGTGGTGAACCCGTCCGGCGGTGGCAGCCACGCGGCCTTTGCCCGCCGCGCGCTGGAAGCCTCTGCGGTGGGCACCGGCCTGACCTACGACCAGGTCGCCGGCGACCTGACCCAGGCGAACTACTCCTCGCTACGGGCCGGCAAGATTGAGTTCCGCCGCCTCTGCGAGCAGGTGCAGTACGGCATGCTGATCCCGATGCTGGTCCGCCCCATCGCCGATCGCTTCCACGCTCAGGGCGCGCTGCTCGGGCTGTGGGGTCCGGAGGTGCCGGAGGGCCTGTCGCACGTCCCGCCGGCGCACGAGATGATCGATCCGCTCAAGGACACCACGGCGCTGATCGCGCAGGTCCGCGCCGGCTTCGTGCCGCAGCCCGAGGCAGTCGGCGCCTTCGGCTACGACTTCCGCCAGGTGGTGGAGATGATCCGCGAGGCCAATGCCTTGCTGGATGAGGCGGGCCTGTCGCTCGACAGCGATCCGCGCCGCGTCGCCAAGTCCGGCGCTGCCCAGGACGCCGCTCAGCTGGCAGCCATCGAAATCGCCGCCACCGGCGCCGCGTCGCCGCGTGCCGAGCCTGCCCCAGGAGCACAGCCATGATCGCAGGCGCCTACGACTGGACCGACGACATGCTCAAGATCAAGAGCATGCAGAAGAAGTTCCGTGACAGCTTCAACGGCACCGAGATCAACCCAGCGCGGTGGGAGATCGCGGCCACCGGTGGCGGTATCACGCACACTGTGGCGGATGGCGCCGTCACCATCTCGACCGGCACCGCACTGGACGATGAGCTGACGCTCACCAGCCGCACCACCTTCACCATCCCGCTGCGTGTCATGGTGGCGGTGAACATGAGCCAGCGCATCGTCGGCCAGTCGGTCTGGCTCGAACTGGTCAGCATCGACCCCACCACGGCGCAGCCGGACGGGCGCAGCGCCGCGGCCTGGCGTCTCGATGGCGCCAGCCCGACGCTCGCCAACTACGAGGTGGGGAGCGAGGGCGCGCCGCGCCTGGGCAGCGCCTCGGGCAGCACCATCCCGACCACCGCGCCCGCTGGCTGGTCGGTGCTGGAGCTCGAGCCGACGAACGACGAATGCTACTTCCATGGCCGCTTGCTCGACACCACGGCGGCACGGTCGAACTCCTATGTCCGCCACCAGCAGATCCCCGAGCCGAATGCGCTGTATCGCTTTCGGATCCGCGTGCGGAACCGCCAGTTCATCAGCGGCATTTCGGCGGTGGCGAACAACGGCAGCGGTGCGGTGCGCATCACCCGCGCGGCCCATGGCTTTGCGACGAACGATGTGGTGACGGTCGCCGACGTCTCGGGCGTGCCCGGCGCGAACGGCACCTTCACCATCACGGTGATCGATGCGAACAGCTTCGATCTAGTCGGCTCGACCTTCACCGGCGCCTATCTGAACACCGGCTGGGCCTCGGTCTCGCGCAATCTCGCACCCGCCTCGAACACCGACATCAAGGTCCAGTTCGTCACCATCGCCGACTATGCTGAGCTGACGACGGAAATCACGGCGGGCCGCGGCCAGTCGGTCGCCGGCCAGGGGCTGGGCGTGAACGTGCTCAGCACCATCCCGCCGAGCGTCACCCCGGTGGGTGGCCAGGCGCGCAACACCAGCGGAGCGGTGCCGGTGCTGGCGGCCACCGGCTACTCGGCCAACCCGGTCGCGGTGACCACGGCGCGTGGCGTGGACCTGCTGGCGACGCTGATCGGCGCGCTGGTCGCCAAGCCCTACGCGATCCCGGAGGCGGACTGGCAGTACGCCGCCGCCGCGGGCGGGATCATCAACACCACGGACGTCGTGCTCCGTGCCGCGGCCGCGGCCGGCATCCGGAACTACGTCACCTCGATCGATATCCGCAACGCGCATGCGACGGTCTCCACCGAGGTGGTGATCAAGGACGGCGCGACGGTGATCTGGCGGCAGCTGCTGCCGGCGGCGATGGCCGCGCCCGTCGAGATCACCTTTCCCACGCCGCTGCGCGGCACCGCGGCCACGGCGATGAACATCGCCTGCATCACCACCGGCGCGCAGGTCTACGTCAACGCGCAGGGCTTCGCCGCGCCGTAAGGCGCTGCCCAGGAGAACACCTCATGGCCGAGCCGATCGAACCGGGTGGGGACCTCCCCACACCGGATGCCGACGCTGCGCCTGATCGACTTCCCATCGATGGGCATTCGATCACCGCCTGCCGCGCCCTGGCCGCACCGGTCACCGTCAATCGTGCCGCGCGCACCGTCGAAGTGGTGTGGAGCACCGGCGCCCGGGCTCGCAACTTCGTGCCGCCCTATGGGCCGATCCTCGAAGAGCTCGACATGGCGCCCTCAGCGGTCCGCATGGACGCGCTACGCTCCGGCCGCGCCCCCGTGCTCGACACCCACCGGCGTGCTGGCACGCGCGACGTGCTGGGCCGCGTCACCGCCGCCCGGCTCGAGGCCGGCCGCGGCTACGCCACGCTGCAGTTCAGCGGCGCGGACGACGTCGAGCCGGTTTGGCAGCGCGTGGCCGACGGCACGCTGCAAAGCGTCAGCGTCGGCTACCGCGTGCATCGCTACGAGCCCCGGCCCGATGCCGCCACCGGCCAGACCATCCACCGCGCCGTGGATTGGGAGCCCTACGAGATCTCGATCGTGCCGGTGCCGGTCGACGGCTTGGCCGTGATCCGTGGCGAGGGGGACCAGGGCACCCCCGCCACCGCCATCGAACCTGCCCTGACCATCCCCGAGGAAGCACCCATGCCCGAGACGACGCCGGCTTCGCCGGATCCCGCGCCGGCGCCGCCCGCGCCGCCCATCGCATCCACGCCCCAGGAGAATCCTGTGACCACCACCGCCCCGCCCGAGCCCACGCGCGCCGCGCCGCCGGCGCCCGACCTGGATGCCATCCGCGCCGAGGCCGAACGCGCCGCCGTGGAGCGTATCGCCGGCTATGAGCCGGTGCTGGCCGCCGCCCGTGGCCTGGTGACCGCCGACATGCTCGACATCATGCGCGAGGCCGCTATCCGCGACCGCGTCTCCCCCGAGGTCCTCCGCGGCCGGCTGTGGGAGGCCTTCACGAGCGGCGCCGCCCGCCCCTCCCTGCCGGCGCGGCCCGACACCGGTCCCTCCAACGACGATCCTTCGCAGATCCTCGACGCCATGGCCGAGGCGCTCGCCGCCCGCACCATGCCCGGCTACCAGGCCCCGGCGACCGGCCGCCACATCGAGTTCCTCGGCTGGCGCCCCTCCGACATGATCGGCGAGCTGCTCCGCGCCCGCGGCGAGCGCAACGTGCCGCGCAACCCGACCATCCTGGCCGAGCGCGCCTTCCACACTACCAGCGACTTCCCCGCACTGCTCTCGGCCGCGGCCAACAAGATGCTGCTGGCGGCCTATGCGCCGGCGGCACCCACCTATCGCACGTTGTTCCTGCGGCGCGATTTCCGGGACTTCAAGCCGCACCGCCACCTCCGTGTCGGCGACTTCCCGACTCTGCTGCCGCTGTCGGAGAATGGCGAGGTCCAGGCCGGCACCATGTCCGAGAGCCAGGAGCTCGTGTTCCTGCAGACCTTCGCGCGGCGCATCCGCGTGACGCGGCAGATGCTGGTCAATGACGATCTGGGCGCCTTCACTGACTTCGCCTCCATGATCGGCCGGCGTGTCGCCGACTTCGAGAATGCGACTGCCTACCAGCTGCTGAATGCGGCGAATGGCGACGGGCCCACGCTCATCACCGGTGCCGCGGCGGTGTTCGGCACGGCGGCGGCACGCGCCAACAAGGCGGGTGCGGGCACCGCGCTCGACCTGCCGAACCTGGCCCTCGGCCGTGCCGCGGTCATGCGCCAGAAGACCCTGGACGGCCTGCCGATCGCGGTCGGCGCACAGATGCGCCTGCTGGTCGGGCCGAACCAGGAACTCGCGGCGCGGCAGCTGACTGTCTCGGTGCAGGCGACGCAGACGAGCAACGCCAACGTCTACGCCGGCTTCGTGCAGCCGCTGGTCGAGCCGCTGATCCCGGCGAACCGCTGGTACCTGTTCTCCGATCCGATGGCGGCGCCCGTCTACGTCTACGGCTACCTCAACGGCGCCGAGGGGCCGCAGGTCACCACGGGCAATGTGCAGGGCGTGGATGGCGTCGAGGTATCGGTGATCTTCGACTTCGGCGTGGGCGCCATCGACTGGCGCGGCGCCTGGTTCAACCCGGGGACCTGATCCAGTAGCTCTTCGCCACCGTCACAGCTTGGTGGTGGCGAAGGGGTTGTGGACCGTCACGCCACGCCAGGTGAACCCGTGCTGCATGTCCTCGGAGAGCAGCATGCGGCAGTCCGCCTGCGCGGCCGCCGCCAGCATCACCGAATCCCAAAGCGCCAGACGATGTGTGGTGGCGATCTCCATCGCCTCCACCATCACGACCGGCGTGGTGCCGATCACCGGATAGCTGTCGGACCAAGCCAGGACCGCGGTACGGGCATCGGCAGGTTCACGCCGTGCCTTGCGTGTCAGCACGACGAACAGCTCGCCGAGTGCCTGTGCGGGGACCAGCACATCCGCGCCGTCAAACCCGCGCAGAATATCGAGCGCGGTGGCCTTCCGATCCTCGCCGTTTACGCCTTCGGCGTAGGCAAGGACATTCGTATCGAGCGCCAGACGCATCTCAGCGCTCGTACAGATCGTCGCGGTTCCAGCGGCCGACATCGACCACGGGCTGCGCGGATAGCCGGGCCAGCAATTCGGCTCGCGCCGCTCCCCGCGCGGCGTCGGCGGCGTCACAGGGCACGAGCCGCGCCACGGGCTTGCCGTGGGCGGTCACGACGAAGCTGCGGCCTTCCTCCCTGACCTCGCGGAGCAGGCGGGAGAAGGCGCGGTTGGCGTCGGCGGCGGAGATGGCGGTGTCCATCGCTCGATAATAGTGAAATGCACTACTTCATGCAACCCCGATGCCGGGCCTCGGCCGCTGCGTCCGGGCTCGCGCCACCCCAACCACCACTGGAGACCTCATCCCCATGCGCAACTATGTGCAGCCGGGCGACAGCCTGGCGCTCGCCGTCCCCTATGCGGGCGGCGTCACCTCCGGCCAGGGCGTCCTGGTCGGCGCGCTCTTCGGCGTGGCCGCCGTCGATGGCGCGCAGAACGCCGTCATCGAATGCCAGACCAAGGGCGTGTTCGACATCACCAAGGAGCCAGCACTGGCCATCACCGCCGGGGCGCGGCTCTTCTGGGACAACACGAACCGGCGTCTCACCACCACCGCCACGGGCAACTTCCAGGTGGGCCTCGCCACGGTGGCGGCGCTCGCCGCGGACACCACCGTTCGCGCTGTCCTCCTCCGTGTTCCGGCGTCCGGCGCATGAGCATCGATCCCAA